TCACACAGCTGAACCGCCCTGCGGAAAACAATCTGCTTGCTCAAGTTGAGTCTTTGATGAAGCTTCTTTACTCTCAGTTGGGCATTACTGATGAAATCATGAATGGTACTGCTGACGAAAAGACTATGTTGAATTACGCGAATAGAACTATTGAGCCGATCATCTCTGCGATTGTAGAATCTATGAAGCGTACGTTCTTGACAAAGACTGCTCGCGCACAAGGTCAGAGCATTGTCTTCTTCAGAGATCCGTTCAAGCTTGTTCCGATCAGTCAGATTGCTGATATTGCTGATAAGTTTACAAGAAACGAAATTCTCACATCCAATGAGATTCGTCAGTTGGTCGGGTTCAAGCCGGCTAGCGATCCAAAGGCAGATTCGCTGAGAAACAGCAACATGCCTCAATCTGAATTGGGTGCTCCACCACCAGGACAAGTTGATCTATCTACAGAGGAAGGAAACAGTCAAAATGGGAGCTGACTTTAGCGGTTACGCAACTAAGGCTGGCGTTCGTTGTTCGGACGGACGCACAATCATGCCCGATGCATTCAAGCATCAAGACGGGGCTCAAATTCCATTGGTTTGGCAGCATGGGCATAACGATCCCGAGAATGTTCTTGGACATGCTTTGCTCGAAAACCGTTCCGATGGTGTTTACGCCTATTGCTACTTCAACAAGACTTCTAAGGCGACCACCGCAAAGGAACTTCTTCTTCACGGAGACATTAATTCGCTATCTATTTGGGCGAATCGTCTTGTTGAGCAGGGAAAGAACGTTTTGCATGGTGCAATTAAGGAGGTTAGTCTGGTTCTTGCTGGTGCAAATCCAGGCGCACTAATTGATAACATCAATATTCAGCATAGCGACGGCGATGTTGAAACTCTAGGAGATGAGGCTATCATTTACACGGGGCTCAACTTGGAACATGCAGAGCCGCCGAAGGCTGGCGGAAGTGATCCTACGGTCCAAGAGGTTTTCGACTCCATGACTGAGGAACAGCAAAATGTTGTCAATTATTTGATTGGAGCAGCCCTTGAAATGAATGCGGCTGCAGCGGCTCATTCTGATTCTGATGATTCTGAAAACGCCGAAGAAACCGAAGAAACCGAAGAAGCAGTACTAACCCACCAGGAAGGAACAGTAATGAATGTGTTCGAGCAGAACGGCGGATCTGCCCCCAAGGGTGCTACGTTGTCTCACGATGATCTGGCTAAGATCGTAGCAAATGCCAAGCGTCTTGGTTCGTTCAAGGAAGCTTTCCTCGAGCACGCCACCACCTACGGAATCGAGAACATCGATCTTCTGTTCCCGGACGCTAAGGCCATCTCCAACTCTCCGGAGTTTGTTTCTCGGCGGATGGAGTGGGTTGCCGGTGTTATCGGTGGCACTCATCACTCGCCCTTCTCCCGCATCAAGTCGCTGTCTGCGGATATTACCCACGACGAGGCTCGGGCCAAGGGTTATGTCAAGGCCAGCATGAAGAAGGAGGAGTTCTTCGCCCTTGCCAAGCGAGTTACTACTCCTCAGACCATCTACAAGAAGCAGAAGCTCGATCGTGATGACATCATCGACATTACTGATCTTGATGTGGTCGCCTGGCTCAAGGCCGAAATGCGTGTGATGCTGGACGAGGAAATTGCTCGCGCTGTTCTCATCGGCGATGGTCGTGAGGTTGACGACGAGGACAAGATTCAGGAGACGCATATTCGTCCGATTGCCAAGGACGATAATTTCTATGCGCACCAGGTTGCGGTCCCGTCCAACGTTACTGGCGATAGCTTGGTCGAGGCCATCCTTCGCGCGCGCCCGAACTACCGCGGTTCCGGTAACCCGGCTATGTACTGCACCGAGAATCTTCTGACCGATCTTCTCCTGGTCAAGGATCGTCTGGGTCGTCGCATTTACCCGACTCAGGCCGAGCTCGAGACTGCTCTTCGCGTTTCGAAGATCGTCACGGTTCCTGTGATGGAGTCCCAGAATGTCAATGGCGGCGAGCTGCTTGCCGTTCTTGTCAATCTGAATGACTACACCCTTGGCGCGGATAAGGGCGGCGCTGTTTCGATGTTCGATGATTTCGACATCGATTACAACCAGTACAAGTACCTGATTGAGGCTCGCCTCAGTGGCGCTCTGACCAAGTACAAGTCTGCTATGGTCTTCACTCGTGCCACCGGTACCTCCGTTACTCCGGGCGTTCCGACCTTCGTGCCTAGCACTGGCGTTGTGACGATCCCGAATACGGCTGGCGTCGAGTACTTCGCTGATGGCGCTGCTGCTCCTGCAGGTGCTCTGGCTGCCATTAATGCCGGCGATAGTGTGACCATCACGGCTGAGGCTGCCGATGGTTACTACTTCCCGGCCAACACTCCTTCTACTTGGACGTTCACCCGTCCCTCGGCTTAAGGATAAAAATGGCGAAGTTCTACGGTGATATCGGTTATGGAGAAACCGTAGAGACATCTCCTGGTGTTTGGGAAGACGCCATTGTTGAGTATGCATATTTTGGCGATGTTGTGAAGAATACTAGGAATCTTGACAACGGTGAGTATCTGAACAGCGATATTTCCGTTAGTAATTCGATCAGTATTGTCGCAGATGCATACGCGTATGAGCATTTCTTCGCCATTAGATACATCAGGTGGGCGGGGGTGTTGTGGACGGTAACAAACGTCGAAGTGCAGCGCCCCCGCCTCCTGTTGCAGTTGGGAAGGGAGTACAATGGCCCCACAGAGTGAACTTCAGGCAAAGCTGGAGCTTATTCTAGGTTCTCGCAATGTATATTTCCAACCTCCAACCAACATTTCGATGCAGTATCCTTGCATTGTTTACAATCGAGATGCCATATTTGCAAGGTATGCTGACGATTTCATCTATAACCATGCTATCAAGTACCAGGTTACAGCCATTGATAGAAATCCTGGAGGCGAAATTGCTATGCGAGCGCTTGTTAGCTTCCCGATGTGCTCATACGATCGCTTTTATGTAGCCGATAATCTAAATCACGACGTCCTTACACTCTACTTTTAGAAGGGAATAACCATGGTTGCACTTGTATGGGACAATACCGGAGAACGCCTTTACGAAACAGGCGTTGATCACGGCGTCCTTTATATTCCGAATGCACAAGGTGTCTACGACAAGGGTTACGCCTGGAATGGTCTGACTGCTGTCACCGAGTCGCCTAGCGGTGCGGAAGCTACTGCGCTTTACGCTGACAACATCAAGTACCTGAACCTCATCTCGGCTGAGGAGTTTGGTGCGACGATCGAGGCTTACACCTATCCGGACGAATTCGCTCAGTGCGATGGTTCTGCGGAGGTTGCTCCTGGAATTGTTGTCGGTCAGCAGACTCGAAGGTCATTCGGTCTCAGTTACCGGACCAAGATTGGCAATGATGTCAGCGGTTCTGATCTCGGATACAAGATCCATCTCGTTTACGGGGCGACTGCTGCCCCTACCGAGAAGGGTTACGCCACGATCAATGATTCGCCCGAGGCCATCACCTTCAGCTGGGAGGTGACTACCAGTCCGGTCAATGTTCCCAACATGAAGCCGACTGCTCTGATCACCATCGATTCGACCAAGGTTGATTCGACCAAGTTGGCTCAGCTGGAGACGCTTCTCTATGGGTCTGCTGGTGTTGATCCTCAGTTGCCTACCCCGGCGGCCCTCGTTAGTCTCATGGGCACTGTTGCCACCGTTGCCGATGTCACACCTCCCACCATGGAAGCTTCTACGAAGGTCATCACTATTCCTTCGACCACTGGTGTTCAGTACTTCATCAATGGCGAGCTTCAGACTGCAGGTCCTCTGCCGGCAATCACTGTCGATACGTTGGTCAAGGCACGGCCTGCTCCAGGTTATGTCTTCCCGGCGGTCACCGATGATGACTGGCTGTTCAAGGCGTAGTAAGTATTAGACAGGAGACCAAAGAGTGTTAACAATTGAAGTAGTTACAGAAGAAACTTTCGACGACGAAACCTCTACGTTCAGTCCAGGCGAAATCTTCTTCTTGCAGATGGAACACTCTTTGGTCTCCTTGTCAAAATGGGAGTCAAAATACGAAAAGCCTTTTCTCTCAGATACGAAGAAAACCACAGAAGAAGTAATCGGGTACATCAAGGCTATGGTTTTGACTCCGGACGTTCCTGATCATGTCTATGATAAGCTTAGTCAAACCAATCTTCTTCAAATCAACGAGTACATCGAAGCAAAGATGACTGCTACTTGGTTCAACGAGCTCAAACAGATGCCGAAGAGCCGAGAAGTTATTACTGCCGAGCTGATCTATTACTGGATGATAACCCTAAACATTCCATTCGAATGTCAGCATTGGCACCTAAACCGTTTGTTCACTTTGATTCGTATATTCTCGATCAAGAACGCTAAACCGAAGAAGATGACAAGAAGCGAAATCTTGGCCCACAACCGAGCTTTGAATGCGCAAAGAAAAGCTCAGCTTGGGACTAACGGGTAGAAAGGAGAGTCATGGCGAAACTCGTTTGGAACGAACCCAATCAAAACCGGTACGAGTATGGCGTCGACCGTGGTGTTTACTATCCCTACCCGAATTTGGGGTTTGCTTGGAATGGCCTGATTTCGGTTGAGCAGACTTCGACTGGAGGAGAGGTTACGCCTCTATATTTCGAGGGTACCAAATATCTCGATGTTAAGGCTTATACCGATTTTGGTTTGAAAGTTACAGCATATAGTCCGCCTCCGATGTTTTCTGATGCGATCGGTGACTATTCAGTTGTTCCCGGCTTTATCTTGACAAAGCAGAGAAAGACTAGATTCAACTTTTCGTACCGAACGTTCCAAGGCGGAATAGATGGGTACAAGATTCATTTCGTATACAACATTATTGCTATTCCTGTGGATAGATCATATTCTACAACCGATGGATCCTCGAAAGCTGAGACTTTTTCTTGGGAGTTCAGTGCTGTTCCGCAAAAAGCAGCCAATTTCAGGCCGACGGCGCATTATATTCTCGACTCGACAAAGCTGAATACAAAAGCTCTGCAAGTAATCGAGGATATTCTGTATGGTTACGAAGATCAAAACCCTAGGATCCCGGATCCAGATGAACTGTTGAGCCTAAGTGGTTCTTGGGAACCGCAAATTCTTATTCCTCATTGGAACAATGGGCTTGCTGATCTAGTGCTTGGTTACGGAGATCTTTACCAAACCGGAGTCAAAGGTATATTTTCAACTTTGCCAGGAAGTAAGCTCAAACCAACAAGCAAACCTGGTATATTTAGATTGGAGCCTTGATGCCCTACAGCCTCTATCCAGCAATCGACGAAAACTATAATTTTCCTCCAGAAGTTCGTCGAGCTTTGTCCGTAGCTCCAGAGTTGCGCAACTCAATTACCCCATTGTCGAATTCTGAGCGGGACAATTTGCCTCCGGCAGAACTTTGGAATGGACGAGTAATTGCCAACACTACGACAAATCGTCTAGAACGTTACAATGGACCAACTTCGTTGTGGGATCCCATTGCTTCAGATCATATTTATGCTACGCCAGCCGAACGGGATGCGTCGTTGCCAAGCCCAAGCGACGGCGATACATGTTATGTCATCAGCTTAAAGCAACATCAAGGTTATCATTCAGCAGCTGGTTGGTACCCGTTTGGTGGGGCTATTCCAACTGCATTGATCAAGTTTGGTGCAATTTCAAATTTGGGCACAAATCCTAATACGGGTACAAGAATTGCAGCGGAGCCATCATCTAAGCAGATTGTTGGCGGTTTTATTTGGGATTCAACAAACCATGTATTGCAGATCCCAAAGGGTGTTTACAATGTCAGCGGTCACGCTAGTTTTTCTGGAAGTGCTGGCCCAAATAGCAATTTCAATGTCGGAATTGGAACAAAGAACGGAAATTTGTTTTGGGGGTCAACGGTTCATGGATCCGCAGGTCGTTCTCACGTTTCTTCCATTATAACATCTACTGGTGAAGGGGATTCTGCTACTTTGTCTCTATGGTACTTCAGTACAGATAATACCATGACAATCTCAGAGTCGTACATAGCTATTGCTTGGGCCGGAAGTTACCTTCCTTAACCGAAAGGAATCAAATGTATCCTATTCATGGTGTTGGTATCTCGACAAGGTTCGGAGTTCGTGGCAGGCATTGGTCTTGTCTTCGAGATGGAAGCGGAAATGGAATCCATACCGGAGTAGATTTCCCATGTCCATCAGGAACGCATATTTATGCTCCGATTGATGGACAGATTCGGCATCGATCTTATGGATCGGCGTTTGGCAATCATCAGTTCGCAATTAGTCCAGACAAGGGACAGCCATTCGGTGATGGAGAAGTATTTTTCGCCCATGCTAGTAGCCGGCTCCCAGATGGGACTCGCGTGAAGGCTGGAGATTATATTGGGACTGTCGGCTCAGAGGGCAATGCAACTGGACCGCATCTCCATATGGAGTACATGCCTCGTACCAAGAATACTTGGCATTGCGGAATTCATGAGAATCCTCAACCGGTTCTTGATTGGCAGCCAGCTCAACCGTCGCATCCTGCAAACGATGGACCTTACGTGACCAAGGACATCTACACGAGCAAGCTCGGTTTCGGTGAACCGTCGAATGGAGATGCTTCGTCTGACACTGTCAAGGAACTTCAGCATCGACTAAATCGGATCCCTCTTCGTGGTGGAGTCAATCTTCCGATCACGGGCAAGTATCTCGACATGACTGAAGCTGAAGTTTGCAAGTGGCAGGAGCAGATCTGCCGAGACACTCCGGATCCGGTCCATAAGTCGTATCTAGGCCCTTCGCAAAGGGCTAAGATGTTCCCAGCCAACATCTATACGATCCATGATGATGGCTTGCCGCATGTAGCCGGATAAACGTTATGAGGAGTTTCTATGGCTAGACTGGTATGGGACGAAACAGCTAAACGGTTCTTCGAGTCTGGTGTCGATAGAGGCGTTCTCTATTTGTCGGATAACACAGGTGTTGCTTGGAATGGTCTCTTGTCTGTTGAGGAAACTTTCACTGGGGAAGAGACCACTCCATTGTATAAAGACGGCGATAAGTACTTGGATCTCTACGGTTTTGGAGATTTCAACGCGAAGATTGTAGCTTTCACTTATCCAGACGAATTCATGGATTACGATGGTTACGGCTCGTTGAATGGAGCACTGTTCGTCGACAATCAGAACCCCAAGATGTTTGGCTTGAGCTACAGGACACTTTTAGGGTCTGAAACATCGCCTTTGGGAAACGATTACCAGATTCATCTACTTTACAATCTTACCGTTAGATCAGAGCCCAGAAACTTTCAAAATGGGAGTAATTTACCATCACCAGTGAATTTTGCTTGGTCTGTTTCTGGGCTTCCTGTTCGAATCGAGAAGTATCGAGCTACTTCGCACGTTATTCTGGATTCAAGATACTTGCAAGAAGATGTCCTTGCGAAAATCGAATTGCTTCTCTACGGTCACGATCGCATGGAAGAAGAAATCATCGATGGTGGTTCTCCTTCCAAGGTAGATTCATTTTTCATCGATGGTGGAACAAGCGAAGAACCAGATGCCAATTTTGGTATTCTAGATGGAAACGATGTTAATTGGATTGAGGCTACTGTTGCTGAACTTCCATCCATAACAACATTGATTGGCCTTATTGTTAATTGGAGTCCTTTCGGGATTCTTCCAGATCTTT